GAAGCCGATACCGCGCTTGCCGCTTGACTCAAACCATGCGGGGTCGTATTGCATGCGGCCTCGCACCACACGAGAAAGGAAACATCATCATGGCTACACGTTCAAGCATTGCGCTGGTTAACACCTTCGATGCATCAATAAGCTCAGTTTACTGTCATTGGGACGGATATCTTGAGCACAACGGCAAAATTTTGGTCGAGCATTACGATAATGAAAGCGCAGCACGCCAACTGCTAGATCACGGCGACATCAGCGTTCTCGCCCGCCATATCCGGCCTTCTTCTGTCGATACACACTCGTTTTCCAAACCAGAGCGAGACGTTTGCGTTTTCTATAAACGGGACCGCAATGACGACAACGCTGATGCTTCATGGTTCAAAAACATTCGTGACTGGCTCGATAACTCTTTTGCTGCAATTGAGTTCTATTACCTGGGAATACCGGTTTCTAAAGAGCACGGCGGGTTTCTTCACTGGCTGCCACCAGCGCAACAAGACGAGCATAAAAGAAAAGGTACAACGATTGAATGGCTGTATCGAACAGATGAAACCACGACGTGGAAATATGTAAGCGCAGATTTAAAGGCCGCGCGCATGCTGGCTTCTGTGACTGGCTATAGGGGGGTCGAGTGATGTTCTTAGTCGCAAGGTTTGACATAGCAGAAAACGATGATCGGTTTTTCGTTGTGCGGTCACGCAAGCGCGCGCTCAAATTGTTTGAGCAATACGCCTCTAATGACGACGTGACAGAGGCTTATCTGTGCTCAATTGAGCGCAAGCATGAGAAGCCGGACCCTTCGCATAGGAAACCAGGGAAGCCAGACGCATGACTTCCGCATTTTATATTGTATGCGCAGGCGCATGGGTTGCGATTACGATTGCAGCCTTGTGCCTGCCTGTCGGTTATTAACCACGGGAAACAACACCATGAAACTGATGAAACTACACCGCCCAACTGCGCGCTGGCCGCGCCGTGCTGAAGAGCACTACATCAACGGAGCACCGCCCGAGGTTTACGCGGTGCAATACCTTGGGCCTGGCACCCTGGGCAGACCAAGGCGCGACCACCTCCGACCCGAGGGATATACGTTCTGGATCGACCCTGCGTATGACCTTGAGTCGGAAGACTTTGCTTTTCGCGTGGTTGATGTTGAGGTGATCCGCCTGGAAACCAGGGTCAGCTTGAACGTCACCGCCTGGACAGAGCACAGGTTGAGTCAGCAGGCAATCCGACGCAATCGCAGGCGCGTAGCCTGGGCGCAAGTCTCAAAGCCCGCCCGCCAGACAATCGAAGACTACGTGCGAGGCGACGGCAAGTATCGCAATGACGTGAACCTGATGGATGCTGGCGTCGTTGCCGTCTTTGATTACGCGGAGTGTGAACGATGAAGGAAGCACTCTACGTCTGCTCAATCGGAGCGTTCTGGTTCCTGTTTGTTATCTGGTGGCTGCACACGTGGGCCAGCGCATGACGGCAGACTTGATTGATCTCGCAACGTACAAGCGAGCACGTGATGCCCGTCGTAGTCCGGCGGGTAATCACCCTATCGTGACCGAATTGCTTGCGTTGGCGCTGCTACCTGCAACGGGCGACGCCAAGCGACGCGATGAATGTCCTGCAAAACTCATAATAATTCATCGTTGATGAATGTTTGCTATTCGGTTTGGTAATGTTCTTTGTATGTTTTCACGGATGACGCAGCACACCGCACAACGCTTGACGTTTTCAATTCTGTGATGTGTACCAAATGCGTGCATGTACGTACTGTTTAGTGATGAGCATTCTTTAACTAAACATAAGAAGGACTTGCGAACATGTAACACTTGAAAATTGAGGAACATCAAATGATTGAAGTCGAACGTCTAGACGTGACGGCGCTGATGCAGAAATTGTCAGCGTTTGCCACAGTTGATCCGCTTATGTCACTGCCACAAGTGCTGACATTGGTTCGGGTATTAGAACTACTAGCCGATTCTGACGACCGATGGGTGCATCAGAGAGACGTCGCGTCTGGCGTGCCTGTCACACCGCCAAGTGTCAGCCGGGGGCTGACGTATTGGTCAAAGTTTGGGGATCGAGAGCATCACTTTCTTGAGCTGAGCCAAGACCCCCAAGATAGACGACAAGGTATCGTGAGCCTGACACCACGGGGGACGGCGTTTGCAAAGACGCTGTTCCCTGACAAGCAAGGAGGGAAACGTGCAAACGCTTGAGGAAACAATTAAAGCCAGCCGGTCAATCCTGTTCCGGAATCATAAAGACCAGGAAGGCGTGCGCAATCACCTGCGTGCGTTGGCAAGTAGCCACCTGGGGCCAATGCCGGTCGAACACATAGACCGCAGTGACGTGGCCTTGTTGCGAGATGACATCATCGCAGCAGGCAAGAGCGACGGCACAGTCATTCACCGCTTAGCTAAGTTAAGCCGCGTGCTCAATTGGGCGCATGACCGAGGGATGCGCACACTGCCCGCCCCCAAGATACAAATCACACGGGCGTCCCATGCCAGGGACTATGAGATTACACCAGAGGTTGAGCGGAAGATGAGTGCAGCGCTGCGGAAACGCGGCGCTCACCACGCTGCCCTGTTTGACTTCTTCTTATATACAGCGTGTCGTTATTCAGAGGCGACCGGGTTGACCTGGCAGGACTGGCACGGCGACAAGGTGTCGTTCATGCGGACAAAGAATGGGAACCCAAGAACTATCCCGCTGTTTGACCCGGCGCGAAAGGCGCTTGAGTTTGCACGGGAGATAAACCCTGGCGACCCTGGCCCGTTCACTTGGGCGCGCAGGCACTATCGTTTCTACAATGCCTGGCGTCCTGCTAAACACGAACTTGGGTTGCAGCATGAGGAAGACTTTGTTCCGCATGCATGCCGACACACTTGCATAACCAGACTTGCACGCGAAGGCATGTCGATGATGATGCTTCAACAGTGGGGTGGCTGGAAGTCCCTCGCTATGCTAAACAGATACTCACATTTGCAGTCGGCTCACGACCTGGGATCGGCCGTAAAACATTATACGATTGACAGACCCCGATAGTATTTTGTAGGTCTGCGCTTCAACGGCGGCACCAGGAAATGGTGCTGGTAAGGTGACTCGAACACCCGACCCACGCATTACGAATGCATGTGCACCTGTGCCGCTGTTGAAGGACTTGCGAACACGTAACACGTTCAACACGAAAGAGAAACCATGGCTGACCCTGCCACAAATGACGACACACAACGCAGCACAACTGCGTCTGTAAATCAGGCCCATCTCGACAAGGAAATGAAGCAGCGCGGGCAACGTGCCTGGCAGAGTGCATTCTACCGTCGTATGGAATCCGGCGACGCTTCAACGCTCGCACCCTTGCGCCACCTGGCCGGTGGCATTCATGAAGACTTGGCCGCTCATCTGAAACGCATCGCTGTGTCAGCACCGAAGCCCGGCAGGTATGCCAAGGGTAAGTGGGCGCTTGCGCACTACGTCCTAGCCAGCACACCCGAAGACGTGGCGAGTGTCATCATTGGCACCACTATGAACCTGACGATGCGCACGTTGGCGGGGATCACGTTTAGCAGTTACGCCAAGATTGTAGGCGAGCGTGTCAAAGACCACGTGCGGCAGTCGGCATACATGGCAGCGTTCCCGATTGCAGCCTATGACTACATCGACAGAGCCAAGCGCGAACGTGTCCGCAACCGCAAGGTAAAGCGTCGGCACGTGCGCAAAATCTTCGACAAGATTGAAGGCTTCGACCCAGCGCCTGACATCGACATCAGCGACGCTGCCATTGGCGCTGCAAGCTGGCACCTTTTGCAGAAAACCGTGAACATCTGGGAAGTGCAGATGAAGCCCACAAGTCGTGGCAATATTCGCCCGTGGGTTGTGATGACGAGCGCTGCGTACTTCCATGTTCGTGACCTGGCGGGCCAGTTTGCAGACCGGCGGATTACCCCGCTGCCAATGGTAGACAAGCCTAAAGATTGGGACGCCACGTCGCCTTGGGGCGGGGGCTACCCAAAGATAGGCAAGCGGGCAATCGTCCGGGGCTGGACGCGGAAGGATGCTGAGCTTGTCGGCATGAACGAACGGACGTACGGCACTGACGTGAAGCTGTCGAACGCTTGCGACGCGGTAAACCTGGTGCAGCGCACTGCCTACCGGATGAACCCTACAGTGCTTGAGGCACACAACTGGATCATCGAGAACGACATCAACTGCACGCTGAACCCGAAGTTCGTGGAGCGGCCAGAGTTTGATGGGTCTGTATGGGAAGACGACAAGGCCCGGCAGATGGCCCGGCGCGCAATCAAGATGTACCGGCTTGAGTCTGAGGCTAACCACCCGCAACGCACACGCGCCGCTGTCGATGACCTGCACATGCGCATGTTCGCTGGCGCTGAGTTTTACCTACCCGCTGCGTGCGGCATGTACGGTCGCATCACGTACCGCCCGACGATCAACCCGCAACGCAGCAAAGGTGTTCGTGGTTGCATCGAGTTCGCAAACGCAGAGCCGCTGGTCGGTGACGAAGCTGTGCGGCAGCTGATGATCAGCGTGGCTAACGAGTGGGGCCAGGACAAAGGCACCTTGGATCAGCGTGTGTCCTGGGTCGAAGACAACACGGCGATGCTGCTACGTGTCGCCAGTAACTATCAACGGCACCAGGAGTGGTTAGATACCGACGCGCCTACGATGGCACTGCGCGCTGCTCTTGAGTGGGCGAAGTTCAAAGAGGAAGGCCATGATCTACGATCTCATTACATTTGCTACCGTGATCAGACGTGCAGCGGGCCGTCGCACTACGCTTCTATGCTGCGTGATAGTTCTCTTTACTCAGACCTTGGCCTGGCTGCTACACCGCATCGCCCTGACGTTTACACTCTAATAGCGCAGCGAGGTGTCAAGCTTGCAAGCGAGGTCGGCACGGACGTATGCGAAGCTATTGCCAGGCATGGCATCGAGCGCAGCAAGGCGAAGAACGTGGTTGTCCCTGGTGCGTACGGCGGGACGAAGCTGGGTACGTACCGCAAGCTGCGCGATGAGTTGATCATCAGGACAATGCTTGAAGAAGAAGCCCTGCCTTACCCTGATGTTTACGCCTACGCGAAAGCGCTCAATGAAATTCTTTGGGTTGCATTTGATGACGTGATGGGACGACAGCGCCAGGCCATGCACTGGTTCCGCAACGTCGCTGGTGTCTTTGCCTCCCACAACACCCCGGTGACGTGGGTGGGGCCGAGTGGTCTGCCGCTGAAGCTGGCTAAGTGGAAGCAGAAAGAGCGCACCATTGAGACGATGATCGGTGAGCAACTGTATCGCCCGACGTACTGGCGAGACACCGATGAGCTAGACGCTCGCCTGATGAAGAACAGCCTGCCCGTTGCCTTCGTGCACAGCTACGAAGCAGGCTTCCTGCACAATGTTCTGTCCCGGCTGGGGTCTATGCCTGATCCGGTTCAGAGCGTGGTGTCTATCCATGACTGCGTGGGTGTGCACGCTGGCGCAGTCGAACAAACTTTAGGAGTGCTCCGGGATGAGTGGACGGCGCAATACCAAGGGGAAGACATCATCAACAGACAGCACGCTGAGTGGGCCACCCTCCACAACGACATCCAAGACGCGCCGCAAGTCGGCGTCGTCCCCTTCAATCTCACCGACACTAACTACTTCTTCCACTAAACAACCGGAGCCAAGCTGTGCGACGTGCAAATACATCCTCGCCAGGCAGTTCGACGGACGTGTCATCAGACACGAATGCCGCCGATACCCTGACCCAGTTACAATCTCAACTAGACACTGGTGCGGAGAACATGAAGCTGCGCCTAATTAAGCTGAGTGAAAATCTTAGAATGAGCATCACGCAGAGTGGCGAAGCTGCGCTGTACGATGCGAGTGTTCTTGATGGACTGGAAGACTGCGAGTCCACCGAAGAACAAATTGCCCTGCTGGATGGGGCTACCCTTGTTAAACTTTCTGACGACGAGGTGTATGCATTAGCGCAGATATTTAGCATGCACGTAATATTCACAATCGCAAATGAGGAAGATGAAGATGGCGATTTCACCGTTCACTGAAGCCTACCAAGTACGAAAGGTCATGCTTGGTCGATGCTACGTCATGCGAGCGCATGAGAAGAAGTGGTACTACAACGTAGCGCGCCCAAGTAAGACGACCGAGAAGTATGAGCTTTACATTGGCATTCCTGAGAACACTTGGGCTGCACTTGAGGAAGACTGGAACACAGCACACGATAGCTGGGGTATCGACCGAGACGCCCGCATCAATCGAGTGACTGAGTTCGGCGAAGACCTGCGCGTAATTCGTACTGATCGGAAGTACCAGGTCAAGGATGGCAGCGAGTGGGCCATGCCTAAGATTTTCGACAGCAAGGGCCAACTCTGCGACAGCAACATTGCCGTCGGGCATGGGTCTGTCATCCGGCCAACGCTGTTGTTCCGCAGTACGGAAAAGTCGGGCAACCACTTTATGCAAGTTCAGCCGCAGTCTTTCCAACTTATCAAACTCGAAACTTTCGTAGGTAATTATGAAGCCGTCGAAGAAGAAGGTGCCTTCGTCGCGCACCCGAAAGCCGCCGCGCAAGTGGAACAGTCATACGAGAGCCATCCCGAGTTTTAACCCTGGGCATCTCAGTGATGCCGAGGGTGTGATCAAAGGTTTTCGCAGCCAGTTTGAGCAGCGTATCGCAGAGGACTTGGTGTCACGTGGCATCAAGTTCCGATACGAAAGGGAGCAAGACAAGTTGACCTGGATCAAACCAGCGACACACCACGTCTATACCCCTGACTACGTGCTGCTCTTACCTGGCGACCGGAAAATTTATGTCGAAGCCAAAGGGAGGCTAACCGGGGACGACATGAGCAAGATGATTTTCGTGTCTCAACAGCACGCGGACCTGGATATTCGCTGGCTGTTCAGCAACGCTCGCACCAGTGCGGGACGACAGAAGAAAACGGCGGGTGAGTGGGCGACTAAGCATGGCTTTACCTGGGCAGAGAAGGTGGTGCCTGACTCATGGTTGACGTGAACGAACGCGAGCGCCCAATACATAGTCACCTGCCCTGCCCGCTACCTGACTGTGGGTCGAGCGACGCGTACAGCATTTACCCTGATCATGGGTTTTGCTTTAGCTGTAATCGGGCGGTTCAGTTCGACACAACTGATGCGCATACGCACACGCCTGTATCGCCACGTGATACCGAGGTCATGCCAAAGGGCCAGGTGCAGCAGATACCTGAGCGTGAACTTCGCAACATCGCGGTGTTGAAACGCTACGGTTACGAGGTTGACGACCAAAGGAATCACATCGCGCCTTTCTATGGGCCAGGTGGTTTACTTGCGGTGAAGGTGCGCACGCCACACAAAGAGTTCCGTGTGGTCGGCAAGCACACCAGCAAGTTACCGCTGTTCGGCCAGGGGCTACAGGCACCCAATAAGCAAAAGACTTTGGTAGTTACTGAGGGTGAGATTGATTGCCTTACGATTGCGAGCCTCAAGTTGGAAGACACGCACGTTGTCTCTCTGCCCCAGGGCTGGCAGTCAGCTAAAGCCGTGTTGAAACAAGAGAGCGAATGGAACTACCTGACCGGCTTCGGCACTGTGGTCCTGGCGATGGACAGCGACAAGGGTGGGCAAGAGGCAACCGAGACGCTGGCAATGGCGCTCAGCACGTCGGGCCAGAAGGTTGCGGTTCGTGTCGTCCGTTGGCCCGAGGGCTACAAAGACGCAAACGACGTTGAGGTGAACGCTGGACCAGAACACGACCTTGCTGCCTTGGTCACTAAGTCTGCACCCTGGCGACCCGACGGCATTCACAGTGCACGCGACCTGCTGCACCTTTTGCTTGAGGAAGACAAGCCAGGTTTGAAGCCGCAGTTTTCCTGCATTGAGAAGCACTTGAAGGGTTACAGGCCAGAGCTATGGACTATTGTCGGCGGCACGGGGATCGGCAAGACGACGTTCCTTAGTCACCTGGCCGTGGACCTACTCGCTAACCACGGCGAGCGTGTCGGCATCATGTTCCTTGAGGAAAACAAACGTAAGACGTTGCAGCGTCTTATCGGCATCAACATCGGCCAGCCCCTTTACCAGAAAGCTAACCTTATACCGAAAGAGGAACAGGTTGAGGAAGGGCGCAAGCTGTTTACCGACGACAACTGTTACATCTTTGACCACTACGGCAGTACGGACAGCGAAGAATTGCTGAAGCGCATGGCGTTCCTGGCGACAGGGGCCGGCTGCAAGTGGATACTCTTTGACCACATCACGATGGCAACGACGATTGGGCTGTCAGGTGACTCAAGTGGGCTGACCGAGAGACAGATAATTGATGCAGTCACCACGCGCATACGATCTCAAATTGTCGAGGGCTGTGGCGTGGGGGTGATTATGATTAGCCACACGCGCAAAGCTGCGAGCGGCGAGCACGCAGACGGTAGCGCAATGGTCCGCATTTCAGACATTAGGGGTTCCGGCGGCATCGCTCAGATGAGTGACGCTGTGATCAGCGTGGAGTTGGCGCGCGATGAGAACCGGGAGCTTATGAAAAATATGGTACAAGTTAATGTTCTTAAGAATCGGTTTACCGGAGAGACCGGGCCTGCGGGACTTCTTTCATATGATGATCAGCGCGGTTTACTCGTTGAAGAAAACACTCCCCCAACAGACTTTTGATTTGCTGTACGATTTACATGACTTGGCATGTATTTTCTCATTCAGCCGCCCAAAGTGGACACCGTTCCGGGAGAAGTTGCTGAAAGAAATCCGTCGCTTGGAGCAGCAGAACAAGAGCCTAGATTGTGTGCTCAGTGTTTTGCGCCAGGGCGTCGGCCTCACCGCTGCGGATTTAGTAGCGATGGGATTTTACTGGAAGAACCCGAGCAACGTTTGGTCGGCACTGCGCGCGCAGGGTCACGACCTGGTGGCCTATCGCACCCGCACCAGACAGCGCCGGTACTATTTACGGGAGCACGCACCGAATGACCTTAGCGGTAGACGCAGAGTTTGACAGCCTAGACCCAAGCGAAATGACCGCGCTCTGTTATGTAGACATTGAGACGGGCGCTGAGCATGACTGCGGGCGCGACCTTGAGGATGGTCTTAGGTGGCTGATGGGCGACCACACGCTTGTGTTTCACAACGGTATTGGCTTTGACCTGCCCGCAATTCGAAGTCTGTACCCCTGGTTCGCACCCCATCGCCCTATCGTGGACACACTTGTCCTGGCGCGCATGGCCTTTGCTGACCTGGTGCCTGCTGACCTAGAGCAATTCGGTAGCCAGCAAGAATTGATGCAACTGGATCCACGTGCACGGCTTGGAAGCCAGGCGCTGCACACCTGGGGCGTTAGGCTAGGCTTGAACAAAGGGGAGTACACTGGCGAATGGTCCGACGGGTACAACGCAGAGCTTGCGGAATACTGTTTGAATGACTGCCGGGTAACGGCGCTGCTTTACAAGAAGCTGCTGCAACAGAACATCAGCGTTCCGGCGGCTGAGCTTGAGCATAAGTTCGCGCATGTGTGTCGGCGCATCAAAGACGCGGGCTTTGCCTTTGACATCGAAGGTGCACGCGCGCTTTACGACAAGCTGACTGCTGACATTGACAACGTAGAGCAGGAAATGATTGAGCAGTTCGGAGCGTGGTACGAACCTGACGGACCCATTGTTACGCCCAAGCGCAGCGTCGCCTATAAGAACAAGCCGCATACGCAGGAAGGCTGTCCGTATCAAAAGGTGAAGCTGGTCACGTTCAACCCTAACTCCAACGCGCATAAAGCCAGGGTGCTCAAGGAACAGGGGTGGGAACCGGCGGACTTCACGAACACTGGCGCACCCAAGGTAACAGGTGAGGTACTGTCTAAGATTAGCTACGACTACCCGGCTGCTGCGACGATGGCACGGTCAGACAAGATGGTGAAAATCCAGGGGTACGTGCGCAAGTGGATCGAGGTGCAACGCAAGGGCCGCATCTACCCTGACATCATTAGCATAGGTAGTCGCACGGGCCGGACGGCGAGCCAAAATCCGAATACTCAGCAGATACCAAGCGCACGCAGCACGTACGGCAAGCGTTGCCGAGAGCTATTCAAAGCGTCACCTAATCGAAAGCTATTGGCTGCTGACTTGGACAAGGCTGAGCTTATGGTCCTGGGCCACTACATGCACCCCTACGACGGCGGCGAGTATGCCCGCATTCTGTCTCATGGTGACGCGCATCAAACAAACGCCGACGCAATGGGCATCACGCGTGACCGCGCCAAAGCTGTTGCGTTTGCCATGATTTATGGCAGCGGAGACGAACGCCTGGGCCGCATGGCGGGGGCGGATGGCAAGACTGTGCGTCGCCGCTTGCTCACTGCCCTGCCCGCCCTGGACACGTTGATCAAGAAGGTACGCGCTAAGGCAAAGAAAGAGGGACACATCCTGTCGCTAGACCGGCGCAAGATCGAGGTCGATAGCGACCACAAAGCGCTGAACTACCTGATCCAAAGTGCAACAAGCTGCGTCGCTAAGTATTGGGCGGTGCGTGCGTGTGAACTTACCGCGCATCTTGAGTGTGACCTGGTTCTATACGTGCACGACGAACTACAGTTTGACTGCGCTGTTGATCATATTGATGAGGCATCGCGTGCAATCACGCAGGCATTGCGCGAAGCTAACGATTATTTTAAGTTACGTGCACCGATGACGTGTGAAGTGCAGGTCGGGCATAATTGGGCTGAGTCTCACTAATGACATGAAATTTCTGACGCCGCTGCTTGTCCTATTGTTTATGCTACCTGGTCAGGCGCGTAGTGAAATCTTCATGACACTGCCTCAAAGCTACCTGCCCGAGCTAGACCATGCGGTAGCAGTTGGCCCGACGCACCCCTTGTGGCTTTACATCAGCGGTATCATTAACGGAGCTTCCTCTACGTTTGCGCTGTTCAACAAGACGCCCTTCTTCTGTGACATGCACCCTTTTGAAGACGTGTTGGTCACGCGCGACTTGATTTTCAGTTACGTTGAGCGCCATGATTTAGCCGACAAGCCGTACGCTACATTAGAGATTGTCGTACCGTTGGCCTATGCGGAAGCCTATCCCTGTGGGAGACCCATTTGAGAGCAGTGATCGACGCAGACGTGCTGGTGTACCAGGCATGTCTCGCGGCCACGACACCGGCTGAGCATGAGATCGGCGGTGACATCGTGATCCATGACTGGATGAGCGTGACTGAAGCTGAGCTAGTCTTTGACAACGTGGTTGAAAGCATCCGCGACCAGACTGAGGCGACAAGCCTTGTGTTCTGCATGAGCGACCACGACAACTTCCGCAAAGAATTGTACGCACCCTACAAGGAGAACCGCAAAGGACGCAGGCCTCTGGGCTGGTCGCACATGCGCGGCTACTGCCAGGACAAGCACGGCGGATTTTCAAAGCCAGGTCTTGAGGGTGACGATTTGGTTGGCATGCACGGCAGCCAGGACGGTAGCATCATCGTGAGCATAGATAAGGACCTGCGCACTGTCCCTGGTCTGCACCTGGACATGAACGAAGGCGACGTCATTGCCGTCAGTGACGACGAAGCAAACTACAATCACATGCTGCAAACCATCACGGGCGACACCACCGACAACTACCCTGGTTGCCCTGGTCTTGGCAAAGTGCGCGCCGCCCGCATGCTTGAAGATTGCACGACACCCAGGGAAAGATGGGAAGTTGTCGTGCAGGCATACGCGAAAGCTGGCTTGAACGTAAATGATGCGTTGACGCAGGCACGACTTGCGTACATTCTTCGCTCCTTTTCTGACTACTCAACAGATAAGGGAGTGAAGCTATGGACCCCGCCCACGTAGCTAAAATTCGTCAAGGGTTTGCCGACCTGGACTCAGAGTACGGCAGTAAGATTGTCCACTCGCCAGACCATTACACCCAGGGCATTGAGACCTTTGACTTCATCCAGTCACACGACATGGGTTACGCCCAGGGCGCGTGTATCAAGTATCTCACTCGGTACAAAATGAAGAACGGTCTTGAGGATTTGCTGAAGTGCAAGTGGTACTTGGACAAGCTGATTAAAGAAGAAATCGCACGTGAAGAAATGAAGGGCTGACGCATGTTTCGTAACCATTTTGCCGAGACAATTTTCAATCAAAAATACGCACACGAAGGGGCAGAAACCTGGCCTGACCTTTGCCGCTCTCTTGTGCAGAACGTGGCTGGCGACCTGATGACTGGCGACGATAAAGACCAACTCATACAGTACATGATTGAGTTCAAGTGGCTGGCCGGTGGGCGCTACCTAGCGAACGCGAACAAGCAATGGCGTGCGTACAATAATTGTTTCCTACTCGCAGCAACCGAAGATACCCGCGAAGATTGGGCGAACCTGTCCCGTTGGAGCGAGCTTTGTTTGACGATGGGCGGCGGTATCGGCATCGACTTTTCCCGCTATCGAGCCAAGGGAAGCCCGCTGAAGCGGAGCGGAGGCGTCGCTTCTGGTCCTGTTAGCAAGGCAATCATGATCAATGAGATTGGTCGCCAGATTCGACAAGGCGGCGACCGCCGTGCGGCAATGTATGGAAGTCTCAACTGGCAACACGGGGACATTGATGAGTTCCTGGGCGCTAAGAATTGGGACACCATGCCGATTGCAGGAACGGGCAAGACGATTGCGGACGTAAAGGCTGAAGATTTCAATTACCCGGCACCTTTGGACATGATGAACATTTCGGTGAACTACGACACCGCATGGATTCAGGAGTATTATAAAACAGGCGAGCCTGGGCGCGTGTTTCGTAATAACGTTGAGCAAGCTTTGCGTACGTCTGAGCCAGGCTTTTCGTTTAACTTCTTTGAGCACGAAGGTGAAACCCTACGCAATGCGTGCACAGAGGTAGTATCGCACATCAGCACTCCCCACGACGTCTGCAACCTAGCGTCACTTAACTTCAGCCGGATTGAAAGCGTTGAAGAACTATCAGACGTAGTGACACTGGTTACAAAGTTTCTACTTTGTGGTACGTTGGTCAGCGAACTGCCTTATGAGGAATGTTACCGCACTCGCGAGCTAAACCGGAGACTTGGCCTTGGTATCATGGGCTTGGCGGAATGGTTGCTCGCACGTGGCTACCAGTACGAGGTGAACGACGAATTGAAAGCATGGCTAGAAACATACGAGATCGTAAGCGATGCGACTGCACAATCCTTTGCGGATCACCTGGGCGTCTCACGTCCCAAGGGCGTGCGCGCTATTGCACCTACTGGCTCGATTGGCATTCTAGCTGGCACGACGACCGGGATCGAACCGTTGTTCGCTGTTGCTTATAAGCGTCGTTGGCTTGGCCCTGATAACACCTGGCAGTACCAGTACGTGGTTGATTCCGCTGCGCAGGAAGTGATCGACAAATATGGTGTGGATCCAGACAAGATCGAGAGCGCGCTTGACCTGGCCGCAAATCCTGAGAGGCGCGTGAAGTTCCAGGCGGATGTGCAGCAACACGTCGATCAAAGCATTAGTTCCACAATCAATATCCCAGCGTGGGGCAGCGACCTTAACAATGAGGATACCGTCGATGATTACGTGCACATCATCGCGCAATACGCTGAGAAGCTGCGCGGCCTGACTGTGTATGCAGACGGTTCACGCGGCGGTCAGCCGTTGACGGCG